TAAAAACAATATGGTTTAAAACCTATATAAAGTTACCAGATACAATTACGAGAGTTTTTATAACATCTGATACAGCACAAAAAACAAAAGAGGCTAACGATTACACGGTTATGGCGGCTTGGGCGGTTGACTCGAATAGGAACATTTATTTATTAGATTTATATCGAGCAAAATTGGAAGCACCCGATTTAGAAGATGCGGCTAAAAGGTTTTGGGATCGTTGGGTTGGCGGAGTAAGCGGTAGACCATGCACCCATTTCTACATTGAAGATAAATCGTCAGGGACAGGATTAATCCAATATTTAAAATATAAAACATCGATACCGGTTATGTCGGTGGAAAGGGTGATTGATAAATATTCCAGATTGCTTGATGTTCTTCCTCATATTAAAAACGGGAAAGTGTTTTTGCCGCATAATGCTGAATGGCTAAAAGTTTTCATTGACGAATGCAAAGCATTTTCGGCCGATCTTAAACATAAGCAAGATGATCAAGTAGATGTTATGATCGACGGAATAAATATAGGTATCGGACTTTCTAGCGTATCGATATTGGATGTTATATAATGGGAAGTATGGACGAACAATTAATTCAACAAGCATTGCCATTACAAGATTCCAATAAGGAACCTTTGGTAAATAGTAAAACTACAGTAATGCCCGAAAAAACAAATTCACTTTCTAATTTATCTAAGACTATTATTACACAGGCATCATTTGTAGAAACTGATCAGTTATCGAGCCTTGATACAATTTATCGAAATAACCGATATTATATTCTTACTTTAAATCGAGTGGTATTGGCTTATCTTTATAGTGAGCATGGGATTATTCAAACAGCGATAGATCAACCGGTTGAAGATGCACTTCGTGGCGGGGTTATAATTAAATCAAAAGAATTAGATGCCGTTGATGTCGATGAAATACAAAAATATATTACTGAAAATAGAATATTAGAAATAGTCAAAGAAGCCCATAACTGGGCAAGACTTTTTGGTGGCGCCGGGATTATTGTTAACACCCCTTTTGATCCATCGACTTTTTTACAGATGGGAGATTTAGCCCCAAAAAATCAATTAGAGTTTTATTCTGCTGATCGATGGGAATTATCATCGCCACATAAAGATGCGCCTTTTTATAATTTCTATGGAATTAATATAGACAGTTCAAGAGTAATTACAATTAATGGGAAAACATCGCCTTCGTATATTAGGCGACAATTACAAGGCTGGGGAATTTCAGAGATTGAAAGAATGGTTAGACCATTAAATTCATTCTTAAAAAATCAGGACGTTATCTTTGCATTACTTGATGAAGCTAAAATTGATATTTATAAAATGGCAGGATTTAATACTGCTCTATTATCTGTTAACGGAACTGCAAATGTAGCAAAACGCTTAACCGAAGCTAACCGGATGAAAAGTTATCTTAATGCTTTAACGATGGATAAAGATGATGATTATGAACAAAAACAAATTAATTTCGGTGGTTTAGCAGAAATGTTAAAAGAAAATCGAATCGGAATAGCCGCCGCATTAAAAATGCCAATGACTAAAATATTTGGATTATCAGCCTTGGGATTCAGTTCCGGAGAAGATGATATTGAAAATTATAATTCTATGATAGAAAGCGAAATAAGAAGCCGAATGAAAATCACACTCAAAAAAGTCCTCGATTTAATTATGCAAAAGTTATTTGAATATGTCCCTGATTATAAAATCGAATTCCATCCGCTTAGAATATTAAATGCCGACCAAGAGGAAGACGTTAAGACAAAAAAACAAAACCGAATAATGGAACAATACGATCGAGGCCTGATAGATGACGTAGGAACATTAGATAGTTTACAAAATGAGGGGCTATTGGCTACACCAGTTGAATCAAGCGATTTCTAATGATCCAGCGTAAAGCGTGGTATTCAAAAGAAACGCAAGATAAGCTTATAGAAGTATTCACCGAGGTAATTTTTAAACCGATATTCGACGTATTAGCAAAATTTGATCAAATCGATTTACTCAATCAAAAAACATCTGCTTTAAAATCCGCATTAAATACCGGGCGGATTCAATATAAAAATGGAGAATTCACCGGCGTTCTTTCAGCCGCCATTAGTAAAGAATTGCGGGGCATAGGCGCAAATTTTAATAAACTAACTAAATCATTCAAAATCAATCCGCTACAAGTTCCAAATAATTTACTCGGAACCATTACCACGGCCAATATGAAAGCACAACAAATGTTCAAAGAAGTTGATGGGGCATTAAATACGATTAAGCCACCAGAACAAAGTATTGATTTTTCGGGTCAAATGCTGAAAGCCACATTAGATATGGAAAAGGATTTTTTAAAGATGAAGAATATTGTATCAATCGGATCAAAGCTAACCCCGCAGATGGCCGACAATTTATTAGAGACTTATACCGATAGCGTCAATTTACAAATCAAAAATTGGACTGTTGATGCCACAAAAAAACTTAGAAAAGAAGTTGAAAAGGCTACATTAAAAGGATACCGATTTGACTATATGCGTGATGCGATTATGAAGGAAATGAAGATCACGAAAAACAAAGCTGATTTTTTGGCGCGTCAAGAATCAAGCCTTTATGCATCTGGCTATCGCCGGGAGCGATACCTAGCCGCCGATGTCACTCGATATAAATGGAAGACAGCGGGGGACGTCAGAGTCCGTGACGATCATAAAGTTTTAAATGGCAAAATATTCTCGTTTGGTCAACCGCCAATAACGGATCGATCTACCGGAGCCAAAAACGAACCCGGAGAAGACTTCCGTTGTCGGTGTATTGCCAATCCAATCGTCGAATAGCTTTTGACTTTTAAATAATTTTTATTCATAATTAAGGTATGGGTAAATTAAGATTAATCAGCAAACCAAAGAACGAATTGAAATCCAAATCAATTTCCAATTTAATGAAAGATGTTAGGACGAATCAAAAAGACGCCGGGGGCAAAGAGGATGGTTATCCGACTGTCTACAAAGCAAGGTTTATAGAACCCGGACCAGTTTCTTATGGTGATATGACTGATGTTGAAGACACGATTCTATTAACCGAAACGGCCCTTTACAATATGGCTCAATCTTTCATTGGTAAACCGGTGATTATAGATCATGTGGACATAAACCCTGACATTGCGAAAGAAAAAGCGGTCGGCTATGTGACGAGTGTTCGAAAAGGGCAGTACGAAAATGATAATGATCCTTGGTGGTATTGTGAATTCATAATCGATGATGACAAAGCTAAGGAATTAATTCAAGAAGATTTTAATATATCCTGCGCTTACGTTCCGACCGAAGTAGATTTACAAGGTGGAGAATATCATGCGATCCCTTATGCTTATGAAGTCCTGAATGCAGAATATACACACCTTGCAATAGTTGACAACCCACGGTATGAAAATGCTATGATATTCAAGAATTCAAAAAGCAAAGGAGATCAACCAGTGATATTTAAATTGTTTAACAAAAAAGGTAAAGGCTCTGAAAATAAAAATAAGAAGAATGATCACAAGGAAAAAACCATGGATATGGATATGGATGAAGCGGTTTATATAAATGACGATGGTGAAGAAATTCCTGTAAAAGATATGATGTATGCTTATGAAAAATATCGCATGAATCGCGTTGATGATGATGATGAATATGAAATGGACGACGGGGAAAAAGTTAAAATGAAAGAAATGTATGACGTCTACAAAAAGAATAAAGGCGACGACGACGAAGATAAAAATAATAAAAAAAATGAAGACGATGATGATGATAAGAATAATAAAAAGAATGAAGACGATGATAATGATGATAAAAAAATGAAGAAAAATGCAGAAGAACCCGCACCGGCTCCGGCCCCTGCTGAAACTCCTGCACCGGCTCCGGCCACACCTGCTCCTGCCGCACCCGCAAAACCTGCCGAGCCAGTAAACAAGGAAGTAAAAAATGCGCGTGACTATGGCGGAATATATAAAGACATATCTCTACACGAAGAAAGACTTGAAAAAGGGGTTAGTAGATATGGTAAAATTAAGAAAGATAAATAAATAAATTAAAAAGGCAAACGGTTAAAATAAAAAACAGGAGAAAATAAAATGCCAGTAAATCAAAATCAATTTCAACAAGCACCGATTAAAGGACAGCTTGATTTAACTCGAAACAATAATGTTATGACAATGCAGATTGATCCGGCTAGTGGCGAAGCGGAATTAATTCCCGGTGAAGCTGTTAAATTAGTTGATGTTGATGGGAGCGTTCCTGTAGTTGATAAAGCTGGTGACTCCGATGTTGTTTTTGGATATGTAGTTTATACGACTAAACAGAATACAAGAGAACCCGGAGATGTTATTGAAGTTGCATTCTTTGGATCGGTACAATGGCTTGAAGCCGCCGCCGCTATTGCGAGAGGCGCAGAAGTTGAATTAATATCAGCCTCTAATAAAGTTCAAACTTCGTCTACAAGTACGAAAATTGGATTTGCAATCGATAAGGCAACCGGTGATTTAGATTTAGTAAGAATCTTATTGCAAACGCCTTTATTAAGTTAAAAATTAAATAAGTTAGAAATAAAGAAATAGGAGATTAAGATGTCAATTAGACCAAAATGGATACCGGGATTAGAATTACGAAATGCGAATGGAAATGTTGATGTTGGCGGATTGGGATTCCAATATGCAATCGATACCTTAACTTACATTAAAGAGAGAGTATCGGAACAAAGGTTTTATACAATCCCTTTTGCAGAATTTATTCCGGTTGAAGTTGGAGAAGGTCGGTTTTCAGAAGACATCGTAACGAATCTCACTTTTGATGTTGCCGGTGATTTTGAAGAAGGGAACATTGATACTGGTTCTGGTCATTCTAAAATTGCGGAAGTTGATACTGCTATTGCTCCAATTACGGTTCCTGTTGTTACTTGGGCAAAAGGGTTACGTTACACGATTGTAGAAATTGGAAAAGCCTTAGCGGCAAGCAAATGGGATATTGTAGAAGCCAAGATGAAATCCTTGAAACGAAATTGGGATCTTGGTTTACAAGAAATAGCATTTTTAGGTTCTAGAAGTAATTCTCTTGTTGAAGGGCTTTTAACCAGCACGGTTGTTAATATTGATACGAGTACTATCCCTGAAAATATCTCTGGTATGACTGATACTGAATTTCAATTACTGGTTGAGACTATATTGACTGCTTATTATGATAATAGTGATAATACTGTACTGCCTGATTGTTTTGCAATGCCAACGAATGACTATCTTGGTTTAGGATCTGCGGCATCGGCAACATTCCCTAACGTTACCAAAGCGGAATATCTAGAAATGGTATTTAAGAAAATGACCGGTAATGAAGATTTTAGAATTTACCCTGTTACTTATGCTCAAAAGAATCGAAATATTGGACGAGTTAGCACTAATGGTACTCAACGATATACTCTATACCGAAAAGATGTTGAATCTTTGAGAATGGATATACCGGTTGATTATACTCAAACTGATCCTGATACAAATAATAACTTCCAATGGGATGCGGCCGCTTATGGTCAGTATACCGGTGTCGGATTTTATCGACCTCTTGAAGTATTATATTTCGATCACTCGACAGCTTAATATCGGGCTGATAGAATAATCAAAAAAAGGGAGAACTAGCCATATGGGTGAAGCAAAATCTATGAAATTGTATAACAAAGGAAAGCGTGAGTATAGTTATATCATTAGTAAAGAGGAAGATAAGAAAACCGGTAAGATTATAAAAGAAACTAAAACTATCGGCCCTAAACAAACTGCTGATGTCCCCGAAGATCAAGCGATAAATTTATTGGGTTATGCTGAAATTGTTGATGCTAAAAAAATGATCGGTCTTGAAAAGTCTGACAAAGATTATAAAAAACTTGAATCTGATAATAAACGATTAACCGAAGAAGTCGAAATACTAAAAGAAAAAATATCGGGCAAGAAAGCAAAGTCTGATGATAAGCCAAAAGACTCCGATAAAGACGCCGATCCCGGCAAATAATCATGGGTGCATGTGTAGTAAGTCCAATCCTAACAGCCGTCACGGTTCAGGATTTTAAGGACCTATTTGATCGAGATTTTAAATTCGGCGCGAATATCCCTGACATTAGAGATAAAGATATAAATAAAGCATTTGCCGAGGCGCAAGCACTTCTTAATGTAGGGCTTTATAATTGCGATGAAAATGTGGTTCAGGCTTACCTATATTTATCTGCCCATTATTTAGTTCAAGATATAAACGGGGCTGGAAATGAGGCCGGTTTAAATAGTGAAGCAACCAATCCGATCACTTCAAAAGGTGTTGGCTCGGTTTCAGTTTCTTATTCCATACCGGAATATATAACCAAAGACCCAACACTATCTTATTTCGCAACGACTTCTTACGGCAATAAATTTTTATCTTTATCAATTCCCAACTTACGAGGCAATGTTAACTTTATTGAGGGTGCGACGTTGCCATGACTAACAAGGTCACGTTTGATATTAAGAAACTTCAAAAATTAGAAAAAACATTAAAAAAAAAGTATTTCGTTAGAGTCGGAATCCTGAATGACGTGGCCCGAAAAGGGGGCGTGGGTAATGCCGAGATTGGCGTTACAATGGAATTCGGATCATTCTCTAAAAACATCCCCGCCCGATCATTCCTTAGAATGCCGATAGATACAAAAGGTAAAGAGATTCTCAAAGCGATTGGCAAAAAAGCATATAAATTCTTTTTAGCAGATAAGCCAAAAAAAGCATATGAGATATTAGGATTACAGGCTGAATCGGTTATACAAGATGCATTTACTTCTGCCGGATTTGGTACATGGGCGCCATTAAAAGAATCAACCATTAAAGCAAAAGGATCATCCGCCCCCTTAAT